AGTTCACCATTGAGTATGAATATATCGTTGCCACCAATAATCGAAACGTCTGGTGTTACATTCCATATTGGTAATTCATATCTACCATTACTAGATACATATGGGTCCGAATATGGATTTCCAGTAAATACAGTTTCCGTACTTCCTCCAGCTAGTGGTTCACCCCAAGTAAAAAGTCCGTTTGAAGTTGATATCTGCGTGGGACTTGGACAATCTTCGCTATAAGGATAGCCGGGATTGGCGACCACGACACAAAACGCAGCATTGGTAGATGCAAGCTTTCTAGGGTAGCAAGAAGGTAGATTATTTAACTCTTGTTTAAGATCTGATGGTATTAAGCCACCATGAGAAGTTAAACCCCAAGCAACGACTGTTCCATCATGATTTAGAGCGCATACGGCTTTGTCTGTAAACGCTAACTCTTTTACACTTGTTAACTCGTCTTGGTTCGCTCCTGTATTAAGAGTTGAGTAGAATGAACCATTGTGTTTTATAAAATGAAAATTATTAGCGCCGACAAAAACACCGCTCACATTAGATATGGGTCTTTATTCGCCATTTTCTGTAGCAGAACTGAAGCTTCCATATGTACCTATATAGTTTGATAGGGCGAGTTGATCACTTGCTGTTACAGAGCCGTTGGTATTTATGTCGTATACATTGTTATAATACGAAGCGGTATTGATGTGATTTGTTATTTGATTTAAATCCACCGAAGAAACAGATCCATCTCTATTACAGTCATAGAGGTGGTCATATACACCTATTGTATAACAATCGTCATTTTCAAGCTGAAAGCAGAACTTATTTTCATATTGATTCTTAGTCGTGATTTCTGGACAGAATACATCTTTCACATGGACAAGTAGGGCTTCAAGATTTGATGGTATAATTGGAAGGGATGGAGGAGATGTATTCCCAATATAATGCATGGATATAGTTTTATCTTCTTTTAAAATACATAAATGAGAAAATGAAGATACTATTTTTCTGCAATTTAGAAGATCTGCTTCTATTAATGTTGCGGTTTGAGAATTGATACTTGCGCCCCAAGCAACATACGATCCGTCTTTCTTTTGAACTGCGCAGAAATTAACATTATTGGAGTATATTTTAACAGCACCGTTATCACCAAAAGGCTTTGGCTGTATTCTTTGAGCGTTTTGACTAGATACCATTAAGCTTTTGTCGATGTAATTAACGTGAGTTTGGCTATGTGTCAACCAAGTTGCAACAGAACCATCCGACTTGATAACGATAAAAGAATTCGCTCCTAAACGGCTGATTTTAGGAACATAATAACCATCGCAGGCAATCTTCTCTCCGCAAATCCCATGCGCATTAAATACCGAGTTAGGTTTGACTAAACAGTAAGATTCTGTTACATTTTCCTCACAGGTAATTTCTATGTTATCGCCATCAGAATCATGACAGCAAGCACCAAGAACACAAGACTCTGGAGGGGGTGTGCATATATTACAACAATTAGCTCTGCCCATTTTAACCCCCTAAGAATTACACCCAGAACATGTACTCCATACCGGCCTATATTCATTATTAACGAGCATCGCCATTAGGAAGTAGCCACCACTCGCAGCAAAAGTATGATCTCTATTTGTTACGTAATAAATGTCTGACGCTTGGAAATTTTCATTTCTGGTGACAATCCTACCGCTCGTAGGGGTGCTGTAGTCAGAAGGAGCGTCTAAATCTTCAAACATGAAGCCCTCGACAACCGGAGGTCTACTCCAGCTAGAGCCGTCAGAAACTCTAAGATGACCACCAGCAAATGCCGCAACGCCATTTCCAGCATTAGCGCTAATTCTACTTAAAGTTTTTAGATCTTCAAATTCCTCGTAAGTAGGAAGTACTAGATACCCACTAGTGTTTACAATGTCGTGATATGACCCACTATTGGCAACTATCTGACCACTAGAACTATTGAATTTATTTAATATAATATTATCAAAGTTGCCGGTGCCTGCGGTGTTAAACTCGCCATTATTAAGTTTTACTAAGCCGCTACCAGCGCTAGTTGATAGTGCGTCTTGAAGGTATCCGCTAACATTATAAACCAGATATCCGGGCTGCCAACCAGAGATGAGATTGGTTTGATATAAAGCATCTTGGTAAGCTTTATTTCCAGAATTCCAAATTGTCTCTCTAGCATAGCCGCTAACTGCCAATCCACTGGCATATAATTCTACCCTGTCAAGCTCACCGTTTAACTCAGAGTTGGCTTTTACAGAGTCGTAAAAGTCTCCGTTAACATATCCCTTGACCCATCCAGACAACGGATGAGCAGATATTTCTAGCGTTCCGGTATCGCTCCTATAGTTAGTCTTAATGCCACTAATACCGCCGAATATAACATCTGGATCACCCTGTAGGATGTTGTCGGTGTTGACTCCATCAGATATGGTCCAATGGGTATATGAGCCACCCGGAGTTGCTACATTGAATGTTTCAGTTGCCCAACCGCTAACAAGTCCAACGTAGCCGTTTGGATCAAAAATGTTATAATTTGCCCAACCGCTTATCGCGGCTCCACTAGCATCTACTTTTGCAGAATAAAGATTAACTAATCGTTGACCGCTAGCATTTATTGTTTTCTGCGCCCAGCCGCTAACAGAAGCGCCGGAAGATGCAATTGTGTGTCTAGCCCAGCCAGAAATCCCCTCTGCTGATATGGTTATTCCGTGATTGATGCCAGCGGTTGAATAAGAAGTGCTAATACCCTTATTACCATTAAATGTTACTATGTTTTGACCTGCAACATTTACACCATTACCAAGAGAGTCTTTTAATTTCCAGTGTAAATATGCATCTGAATCAATTTCTAAAACTAATTTAGAAATCTCACTATCAGTGTACGACACGTTGTAACCACTAACGAGACCAACGTAACCATCGGGATTAAATATATTGTAGTCTGCAAATCCACTAATAGCGTTTCCGCTAGAATTCATAACGGATAAAACTTGATTACCCGAATTAATTGTAGTTTGATTTAATATACCACTGAGACTTTGAGCGGCAGATATAGAACCCCCACCATAAATACTATTGGATAATGCATTAAGCACGCTAGTAAGTGTATACGGGGCGAGTTTTTGATCTATTACACCGTTTGTCTTGGTTATTTCGTTGATTTCGTATTCAGCCCAACCAGAAATGGGTTGTGCGCTAATATTTAAATTAGTGCCGTCCCAATTTGTTTTTATTCCACTAACACCACCGAATACAACGTCGCCATACCCCTGTATAATATTAGAGCTATTGCTATCTTCGTCTGATATTACCCAGTGTGTGTATGAACCACCCGGCGTGGATATTGCAAAAGTGTTTGTCGCCCATCCGCTAACGAGGCCAAGATAACCATTTTCATTAAATATGTTATAATCTGCCCAACCGCTTATGGCGCTTCCGCTTGCATCTATTTTATTTATAAGAGCTGTTCCGGTATTTAATATTCTACCGTTTAGTAATGAGCCAGTGTTAGCTATTGTCTTGGAAGCCCAGCCACTAACGCTTGCGCCGCTTGCGTTTATTGTGTCGAATAGATTTCCACTCGTTGTATTAATAAAGCTTTTGAGAACACCCGATAAAGGTGAGGCATTTATATACATCCTGTTTAGGGCAGCGTCATATGACGTTTGAATACCAGTTGCACCATGAAATCGTACAGTATTATTTGCTGTTGACGGGTCAGTAATATTTTCACCAACATCAGACTCATCTCTAATATTCCAGTGAGTATAAGCTCCAGCGCTAATCCCAACGCCATCAGCGTATTGTTTTGCCCAGCCGCTAACGTTCCAAATAAGCCCACCAGTACCACCAAAAGCCGGAGCTAAACCGGATAGTAAATTTATCTCTTGGTTTAAATATCCAGATATGGGGTGTGCAGATATGCTTATTAAATTAGAAGAAGCGTCATAAGATGAACCAATACCGCTAACACCGCTTATAAATACCGTTTCGCCGTTACTAATTAAATCTGAAGCGGTTGCTCCGTCTGAAAAATATATATTATAGAATTCTTGACTGGATGTTATGTTGCCACTAATATATAGATCTTGGGCATATATATCCCATCTGTATTCACCAGAACCTAAGCTAAATCCGACCCCAGATTCGTATGGTAGTATATTTCCAGAAACAGATAATTTTTCATCACCCCTAAACCCAGACGCTCCTATTGCCAATTGCAGAGTTTTTAAATCTCCGTATAATAAGGGCGACTTATTTATAGAATCTAATGTAGTGTCACAATCACCACTGGCGTCTGGATAAGAACCAACATAAAATTTGAAATCTTCATTTCTTCCAGACAAATACCCAGCGCCATAGCCAATTGCGATATTGAAATTGCCAGTTTTATTTTTTAGGAGTGTATAATTGCCTAAACCGACATTTCCAGAACCTGTGGTTAATCCACCAAGAGCGTTAACACCAAGGGCAGCGTTATCATTACCTAGAGACAAGCAAGAGAGGGTGTGCGCACCTAGAGCGGTATTACCCTTTGTTGTATAACTAAGCTCCAAAGAAGAGTAGCCAATAGCCGTATTTTCAGATGTACTGAAGCCATTTACACCTTTGCGGGAAAATGTGCTGGTTCCAGCATAAACGGTAGAAGAACTTAACTCCCCAATATTCTTAGAGTTTAAGTTAATATTCTTGTTAAAGTTTGCTATTGAGTCAGCAAGGTTAAAAAAGCTCTGCCTTAAATCACTTGCTGAAATTTCTCTTGAGGAATTGTCAGGTAAAGTTGTTACTATAAAAGAATTGAACTCTAACCTAGATAGCGCTGTCATGTTTTACACCTTACTTAAATTGAATTCTTAGTTTTTCAGCGTCAAACTTTAAAGAATCTCCTTTGTAAACATATCTTGGATTGTCTAGTGCTGCTTGCATAATAAGCGCTCCAGAACCCCACTGCCAGTCGTCGCAGATCGCGATACCAGAAACCCATCCCCACTCTGTTAATGCTGTGCCAAAATAAATTGGATTGCAGTTTTTAATAACACCACTACCTGCCTCAAAATCTTCTACATAAAATTTCCACTGCGAATTACCACTGTCTTGAGGCGCTCCCATGCTGACTCTTCTGTAGCCAGTGTCTCCAAGCGACGGATCTCCACTGGGAAGCTCCTGTAGCCAACCGCCCGTCGTAAAGTTCTTAGCATTACCAGATTCTACGGGTACACCACTTGTCAGCGCTATCGCCATACCAGTTGGTTTCGGAAAAGACTCACCCCTAAACACATGGTGAAGTAATCCAGATTCTAGATAATCTGACATATGTGCCATTTCATAACTCCTAAAAAAGTCCCTAGATGCAATTATACATCCTATTATACACATTTTATGTAAGTGTATACAAAAAGAAAGGCGGTCCAATTTGAACCACCTTTCAAGACAATCTATATGATAGATGTATAAACTAGAAGCTACCGAGGATAATTCTGCGGTTATCGAGAACGCCGAATCCAAGTTCAGCAAATCCGTACCAGCCAACTCTCTGTTGACGGTGAAGAGTTGGATCTTCGTGGATAGAAACTTGTTGCTTCATTGGCATTACGAAGCTGTCATTAGCACCTTGGTCAAGACCAATAACTAACTCGGAATCGCTAGATTGAACAGACCCGCCAAGACCATCCTCGAAGAACGCTTGGTATTCTTGGCCTTCGCCAAGCTCATCAAGATCGCGAAGATTTACACCAAAGATGTTGGTGATAGGAGCGCCATCTCCACCGGCATTGTAAATCTGAGTTCTAACAGCGTCAGAAATTTGATCAAATCCCCAGTTGCGAACGTCTTCAAGCGCTTCTGGCGAAACGTAAAGGTCGGTCAAACGACCACGATCACCACTACCGGTATTACCACCGGCATTACGACGCATAACAGTTTGCATCAAGCTGACAAGTCTCTTAGAGAACATACCAGCAGTTGCGTCACCGTCGTAAACCAAGATGTTACGGTCAACACCAGCAGCAAGAAGGGTGTGCCATCCGTCGTCATTCATTTTCTTGACGAAGCCAGCTTCCAAAACTTGCATAGCGCGAGCGGTAATGTCCCAACGAGCTTCGCGAGCATAGCGAAGCAAGAAATCAATCGAGCTAGCGATTGAATAGGTTGGAATCATGACGTAATCGCTCTCGACCGCACGCTCAGGAACGCGACCGTGACCCGGATTGGTGTAAGCAACATGCTCACCCTCAAGTCCCGGAGCAAGAAGATCCAAAGGATATTCGGTGCTTCCACCCGGTTCTACATTGATGGTTTCAAAAATATTACCAAGAATGTTGCCGATCAAAACGCCCTTACGAAGAGGAAGTTCCAATGCCTTAGCAAATTCTCTTTGAGCTGCGAGCGCGACTTCCATATCGGAGTCACCGCATTTGCGAAGTACTGAAATAAACTCTTCGCTAGGTCTTTCTGTATATGACATTATTATATCTCCTATTTATTTATTAACCAAGGCTTGGAAGATTGACGTAAACTTTAACGTAACCATCAGCATCTTGAGCTGACATGAAACGTCCGACAGCTTGACCTGAGGTTGAAACGTTTGTTAGGTTTCCAGAGGTTGCAGATGCGTAAGCAACTTCACCCGGAACAATACTAACAGCGTCAATGTTGTTAGTTACAACCCAACCACGAGTCAAGACAGTAACTTTACCGCCTTTTTGTACTTCATCTTTGTATTGATTGAGATGAGTTCTAGTAAGATCCTTATTAACAACGTCGTTAAGAAGGATTCCGACAGGAACAGTACCAGTTGTAGCTGCGGCATATTCTACCAAGTTAGCACCTTGGTCCATTGCTGCACCAGAAGCATTAGCGGCGTTCAACAAAACGACTCCACCGCGAGTTGCGGTGCCTGCGTTATAGAAGAAGCTAATGTCTGTTGATTCTTCGTATCTATCTGCTTTAAGAGCCATAGTTTAATCTCCTATTAAAATTACTTAGTTGAGAGTACGTTATTGGAAAGCCAATCTGAGATGCTTGCTCTGGTTGACTCTACTTCGTCAACATCTGGAGTTGCATCTACAAGAGTTGCTTCAGAAGTTTCTACATTTTCAAGAAGTTCTGGAGTTGCTTCAGCTTCAGTTTCTTCTACTTCTTCTGCTTTAGCATCTTTTTCTTTCTTCTTTTCAATCGCTTCCTTGAGTGCGGGAGGCATACCGGCTTCCGCTTCCTTTTTTGCCTTTTCTTTGTTTTTACCATACATAGCAACAACAGAGTCAAATGCTTCGTCAGCAAGATCGTCGAAAGCGGCGAGCGCAGCATCGACATCATTCACGTCGAAACCTGCTTCTACGAGAGCAGCTTTACGCTTTTCCATCTTCTCTTTTTTCTTCATTTCTTCTACGTGTTCTTTAGCAGATGCTAATTCTTCGTTAGATTTAGCTAAAGCGTCCTCAAGTTCTGCAACGCGAGCTTGGGTGCTTTTGATGCTTTCTTCGAGTTCAGCAATGCTTGAATCTTTTTCTTGAATTTGACCTTCAAAAGCCTCAACCTTAGAAGCAAACTCTTTATCTTTTGCTTCTTCGATTTTCGCTTTAATGGCCTCATTTTCAGACTTAGCAGTAACAAGTTCAGCGCGAACTTCTTCCAACTGCTTTTCTAGCAAGTTATCTGACATATTAAATTCTCCTATATCGAAATTAGAGTCGTCATCTAAATTAAATGCTACACTTTTTAAAATAACACTTCTTGGGTTAGCAGGTTTGGAAACCAAACCTTTTCCAGAAAATGAAATATTTTTTAATGCCCTACCGATTTTATATCCTTGATATTCTCCAGTGCCACCGTATGCTCTAAGGTGTTTAGTTAAAAATGAAGACTCTTCACCTCTCGCCAAAACCTTTTTCACACCATCGTCATTAGACAATGCATAGTCGAATCCAGCAAATAGACATTCCATAGAAACGTACCATTTACCTTCCTCTATCTCAGAGATTATTTTTTCCATCCTTTCGCGATTTTCTTCACCAGTCCAGCTATTATAAAGAACAGCTTGAGTGATGATATCAAAATCTTCAGGCATATCTGAATCGTTGGATACCGCTTTACCATCTTTCGTTAGAACGTAACTACCGGTAATATGCCCAATAATGTCATTTTCATCGTGCATGAAATTAAATTGTTTATCTTCTGGCGTATTTCTTGCTGCCCAAGTTGACTCTGGCATAAATACGTCATCGTTCTTATTCCATCCACAAGAAACTAAAACAGACTCTAAGTAATATAGGTCTATTTGGTCTTTATTTTCAGCGATTGCCTTCAGGACTACTTCTTCAGGAATATCCTTCTGAACCGTTGCTTCGGAGCAATACGCAACACTAGCGGTACTCTTAATGAGTTCGCCAATGCCGTCATTTATCTCGTTTTGATATATTTTTATGCTCATGTATCACCTCTACATTAAATATACACAAAAAAATATTTTTTTTATAAAAAACCGAATTAACAACCCAAAACACACTCTATGTAGCAGGAAATAGCATGTCTTCTGAAATTTTCAGTAGTTAAATTCATAAGGTCAATATTAGAGTCTTTTAGCATTTTTGAGAATGATTTAGGCATCTTTTTGGTCGAACCAACAATGTCTCTTATTTTCTCGTTAGTAACTTCAGACATTGGCTCGATATTAGATAAGACGTGAAGTTTGAGTTCTTCTAGTTCTGCGCACTGAACCTTGCTTAAACCTCTCATGTTCTTTTTTTCGGCAACTGCCAGATAAGCGCTAGTGGTAGCATCAGAAATTTTATCAAATGACTCATTCGCCCAAGTGATTAGCTCTGCTACTCCGGGTTTAGATTTAGGAGTCTCAGTCCTCTGTTTTCTCGGTCCTTGGTCTATTTTGTTTACAGGTCTACCATTAGGATTGACGGGCTTTTGTTTTTCTTTATTTTGAGCAACCTTTTCATTGATCTCCCCCTGCTTTTCCATTTTTTCCATCTCAAACTGCTTGTTTGGGTTATGGAAAGGACTTGCCTTCTCCGGTATATTCTCTTTGCTTCTATCTTTATCTTCTCTCTTTAGTCTCATTTTTTCAACAGAAGGAACCTCTTTAAATCTCTCAAGGATTGTTTCATGGGAAATTATATCTCTGTCTGCCAACTGGATTAGTAGATTCTTTTCAGATGCCTCGTCAGATAGGCTCATCTGATCGTACATGATATAAGGCGACTTCCTAAAACCCATTGCCTTCCTGACAATCTCACACTCTTTCTCCCAGAAGGCGGTTAACTGGTCTCTACCGTACTGTAATCTTTCTACAAGTGTTTTTAATGAGATGAAGTTATTTGTAAAACCCCCACCATTTCCAGATTGCCCTGTTAGGGTCGGAGGAACTCCAAGACCTGCATATATACTACTAAGGACAGAGTTATATTTTTCAGAACCTAAAAATTTATAAACCTGACTATTTGATTCAGTATAAGATAGTTCTGGACCCCAAACTAACTCCATAGTGCCGCCACCAACATTGCTAGACAATATATCTCTAAGTTTATTAATCGCTGCTTTATTTGGTAGAATTTTATGGTCTAAATTACCAAGAGTCCACAATCTAATATTAGAAATAGCGCCGTCTAGAGCAGATAGGTCGGCAAGTCTCATTTTCTCAAGCATGATTACATCGTCAAGAATAGCATAAATTAAAGGGTTTGCCCAGTTAGACCAATCATCCTTTTTGTAGTAGAACATGGACAATCTTTCTGGATCAAGTTCTATTTTCTTGTCACCATCTTTAATTCTTTTCTTAACCTCTGGAGGAAGAGTGTCTAGAAGGTGTGCCGGAATAGCGCCATCTTTGAAGTTATCCAAGAAACTTGTAGGAGATAGCTCAAACTTTCTAGTGCCTAAAAATAAGTTAATATTACTATCTTTTATCTCAAGAGAGATTGGATTAAAGAAATTATACCTCCAAGGAATTTGATTCTTCTCAAATTGAGGAACTTCTACGACGATATCTTGTGCCATAGACTTAATATATTTAGTTACCTCTGGAGTTATGTTAGCATAACTGCGATACACAGGAACTTGACCAGCTCTGTACAACAGGTTGAGAAATCTCTCAGACCTCTCCTTTCCGTTAACCTTTTTAAACCACTGTCGGTAGAATTTTTCCACGCTCTTATTCTCGTGAACAATGTTAATACCCTGACAACCGAAATCGCCCATTAAGTCAATAACGTTTCTGATTATACCAACTTTTTCATACGCATCCATGCACATCTTAATCGCGCGCTTTTGTCTATGCGGAACACGCTCTTCCGGGCGAAAAGCATAGTAGTCAGATGTTCTGAAGCCGGGACGAACACTTCTGTTTGGTTCGATGTCCTTGAAATCTCTGTAGTGATTCGCCTTCGAGACACCGGCATAGCTTTCGCCAGCCTCTGAGAATTGTTGGAAGGCAGTAGCTCTACTTGAAGCGTCAGAATCGTTCCAAGTAATGAGAGATTTATCTTTGTGCATTTTAGACCCTTATATGTAATTGGATTCAATTAGATTGGTATCATATTATACACAGATTAATAAATATCCTTCATATTTTCAGTGAACCAATTTGGCCCTGTAAACATTTTTTCATTATTTTTTTCTTTAGAGTCTTTTGGCATTGTTGACGCAAACCCGCCAAAGAAAGTGTATTCTTCTGGCGTAAGCATCCTTGCAAGCGTTCTTGCTGCCATATTCGCCATAATAAGAGACGAATACCTATCCTTTCTCATTTTGCTCTTCTTTCCAGCCGCAACAACAACTTCTGGAGTGTCCCATCTATCTCTACCATTTGCAGTTTGGGTCATCTGAATCATAGATAATTCATCTTTGAGTTCTTCTATATCCATAACACACTCTTCCAATGTGTCATACATTCTACCCTTCATTCCATCTTCTACATTAGACATACCCAAAGTAACAGAGTCGAACATAGGGAATAGAATAACCTTGTCCTCTAAGTCTTTCCTTAGTCCGTGATTCGCCTCTGCGAGCCAATCGTATTTAGCAAATTGGCACATTTCTAGAATATGTAGACCGCGCTGATCGTCTGTGTCTTTAGGTTTATCCTCATCTATTACAGGCCATATTTCAATTTCTCCGGGCTGTAGTTTATCTTTATCGTGTAAAGATTCCATAACAGCAATGCCACCACCTTGAGCATCCATAGCTATATGTATACAGGGGAACAATTTCATTAAATCTCTAATTTTTCTAGCACAGTATGCATAAAAATCTGTTTCTGTTGAATAACCTCTTTTGACTTTTTCTTTATGTTCTGATCTATTTGTTGTCCAACAGTGAGCAATCCTTCTGTGGTCTTCATTTACTTCTAATACAATTATGCTAAAATTATCAACCTCAGAAGCCGGGTCAACACCAAAAATATATTTTTTATTAGGGTCGCCCATTAACTTAGCTTCAAAAATTATATCTTCACCTTTAGAATTTTTTATTGGCTCTTTATCGTTTGCTACGCAAGATTCTATAAGAGATCTCTTGAAAAACCCCTCTGAGTCGCGCGTGAACACTGCTCCAAACTCCATCTGATAGATACCAGCATGAACAGTCGCTTTCGATCTAGCAACCTGTGCGGCGTCCATAAAGCCCTCTGGTAAAAGTTCATATGGAATCCTCATAATAGAATATTCCGTCCAGTCAAAGTTTTCTGGAGCGTCTTCGCCGCCAAAAATATCTCTCAGTTTTGCTGGCTCTCCCTGACTTTTAATTATAGACTTCCATCTCTTCCAATATGTAGCAAAATGATTAAAGTCATAATACGCCGTACCACTTAATATAATTTGGTTGTCTTTGTTCTCTAATTTTTGATCATCACCTCTATTTAGTTTTACGCCTAACTCTTGTGCTTTTTTCTCTGACGCTAACCGTTTAACATTTTCAATAGGGTCAGACGACACAGCCGCAAAACCAGCAACAACAGTTTCAAAAATATCGCGAGGGATACTGGCAAATTCGTCACTGATAATATCATTAGCGCGTTGACCTCTAATTTTCTGTCCGTCACCGAGAGGAAGACAGGTGACGCGAGAATCGTTGATACGCATAACGCAGCGGTCTACGTCCCTGCGGGGTCCACTATTCGCATCACATATATCTCTTAATATGGGCGAATTGTTCCATATTGTCTCCATATATTCAAAGAGGACTTTAGACTGCCTAAACGCAGCGCCTACAACGACTACTTTTCTATTTGGAAGCAGAAGCGCCCTTAACATAGAATACAAAGATAGTATGAAAGACTTACCGAAACCACGACTAGCTATAAGCATTGGAAACTTTCTGTTCCATAGTTCATGCAGAATAAGAGCCTGTGATGGCAATATTTGTATATTAAATATATGCTTACATAGAAAGGAAAAATATTCCGGTCTGGTCATCAACCAAGATAGCTTTAAGTGATAGTCATCTTCGGCACTATTTAAAATTGACATTGGGTTAAATAGATCTTTATCGTCTACATCTAACTTTAACCACGCTTCATCTATTTGTTTTAATTTTCTATTCATTTATATATCCCGTCTACGAATCCATAGTATACTGCTTCTTCGGCGCTCATATACCAGTCTCCGTCTTTCATCTTCCTTTTTATGAATGACTTTGTTTTAGATAGGTTGTATTCTCTTTCTTTAAAATAATTGCCGTGTTTATGACACTTCTCTGCGTATATAGAAACCATAGTTTCTGCGTTTTTCTTATCTACTATTGAATAGTTTTGCGCGCTAAGATAGTCTCCCGTTAAGTCGCTAGAACCGTAATGGCACATGAATACGGAATTAGGGGTTAGCAGTCTCTTATTTGCCGACTGGATTATGATAGAACCCATAGAGCATAGCTGTGAGTATCCTATCATCGTTGTTTTACATTTACAGTTATTGATGGCGTCATAAATACCCATACCAGCATACCAACAGCCACCTACTGTTTGTAGATAGATCGTTATAGGTTCTTTGCTTATATTTTTTAGAAAGTTTATATTTTTATAAAAGTTTTGCAACATTCGGTGTTCTACACCAGCGCTTTCTCCTGAGTCGTCAAATTCATTTATGTATATCTCCCTATTCTTTACATCAATTCCATATGAATGAATCTCAGATATAACATCTCTGTTAATGGTCATGATTTCCGCCCTATAGTATATTTTTCATTGATTCTTTTTAACAAACTACTAATTAAATCAAATGCGCCACGCTCCGAACCAGCGAATATTACATGGACACCGTTGAATACGGCGAACTCCATTAGACATCGTAGGATATATTTGCCAGTTATCTTTACTTTCCCCTTCAACTCTTTTGGTATATTAGCACCTTCCGGGAACTTCATAACGTCTTCCATAGAAAATTCACAAACTATGAATTTATGTTCATAGTCTCTCATTCTTTCTACTTCATTGTAAAATGCGTATTTACCTTTTCCTAAATTAAGGGCAATCTCCGATACACTTGCCTTCCTTTCTATACAGACTTTATCTTCCATTCCAAGTATAGAATAGTCGCCAGTGTCTAGTTTTCTTTGTATTGTTCCGTTACACGTATTGAATTTCTTAAAGAAATATCCCTGCTGCTCTCTAGTATCTCTTACTACTGTATAGCTAGGCGCGGTTTTATATTTATCCATTATTTTTTCTCACTATATCTTGAAATAATCTTTGATAATGCTGCTCATGTCCCGTAACCCTCCCGTGACACGATCTGCATAATGTTATGCCATTATCAACATCATACCTCAACATGGATGCGCTAGCCCATTTTTGTATATGGTGAGCGTTTAAATTTTTGTTACGCTTACACCCCGGCATCTGACACGTAAACTTATCTCGCTTATATACGTCCACTCTCCACTTTTTATATATCGGATCGTCAAAATCTCTTTTCATGATGGTACTTCTATCTTTATAATCCTAACGTCCCGCATTATTTCTTTGGCAAAATTTAATGTTTCAATGGAGTGGTCTTTTTTTAGTATTTTAGACACGAGTTTGTGAGACGCTATATAACAAGCATCGTCTGGGTCTTCCGCCTCAACAAATACGATAGGATTATTGCTATTGTAGTCTTCTAGCGTATATTCCTTTAGTCTTGGCATAACCAATGTTAACATCATGTGTACTTTATATATTTTCATTTTGTATCATGTAGTACCATCATTTTAACCAAATCCTTGAATGAATGTTTTGGTGTCCATCCTAGTTTTTTATTAGCTTTGCTGCAATCTCCTCGTAAGTAGTCAACTTCTGCTGGCCTGTAAAACTCTGGATCTTGAACTACATAGTCAGACCAATTATTAATACCAATCTCTTTAAATGCAACATCTAAAAATTCTCTAATTGTATGTGTCTGTCCTGTGCAGATCACATAATCGTCGGGACAGTCTTGCTGTAGCATCATCCACATCGCTTCACAATAGTCTCCAGCGTATCCCCAGTCTCTAAATGCGTCTAGATTACCTAAGCGTAATTTAGGAAAGTCTGCTCTTTTACCGCTTTTTACAAATTCCCCAATCCATTTAGTAATCTTTCTTGTTACGAATTTTTCTCCTCTTCGCGGTCCCTCATGATTAAATAGAATACCGGCACTTGCATGTAGACCATAACCCTCTCTATATAATCTAGTCATGTAGTGAGCGGCACATTTAGCAATAGCATATGGGCTTTGAGGTAGGAATTTAGTGTCTTCGTTCTGGTATTTGCTTTCAGATGTCATACCAACCTCTATGTCATAGTTGCTACCAAACATCTCACTACTACTTGCTTGATAAAATCTTGTATTTATCATCTTTAGATCTATAAGACCTTGTAAAATATTTAGACACCCTTTACCTGTTATATCCCAAGTTAATCCCGGTTGCTTGAATGAAACGGCAACATGGGACTGCGCGGCAAGGTTATAGACTTCATCTACATGTCCGTGGTAATTTAAAGTATTTAAAACGCTAGATTGATCCGTAATATCACCTTCAAGCAATTTAAATCTATTGTTATTTTCAAGATGTTTTATACGTATCGTGTTGTCTGTACTAACCCTTCTTGAGACACCATAGACCTTATACTCTTTCTCTAGCAGTAGGTCCGCTAAATGACTTCCGTCCTGTCCTGTAACGCCGTAAATTATAGCTGTCTTCATTTTAGTCCTTGATTGTATCCGAGTTTAAGAATGGCTGATCCACTTGACCATCTGTGTATTTATGGAATCCTGATAATCTATCTCTCTCTTTACGCATAGCAAGTCTCATCTTTTCCATCTCGATACCATACTGCCGAGTAATATCTGGGTTGCTCATCAAGTAAGCAATCCAGCCAGTAAGACTTTGCCTGCTATCCTCTAGTCTTTTGACTCTTTGCTCTCTGGTTGCTTTCATTTCTTTAAGCATAGAGTTCTTTTTTGTCTGTAGTTCCCTATAGTCCTTATTGAGTGATTCCTGTGAAGCCTTCAGAGAGGCCACCTGACGCTCCATATTGAACACCATGTCTACATCCTGCTGATCTGAATCGCGCGCCCTCTCCGCTTGCACGAGGCGCTCTAAAGCAGATATCTGCTCAATGTTATCTTTGTTTTGCTTGAGTGATCGGTTCATGAGAAGCTCTAACTTAATTAAGTCAACGACCTGTAGCTCTTCTGTTGGTATAACATCGTCACGGAACTGTGAGATGATTCTAGCCCAGTGATATCTAAAGAGTTTAAGCTCATCTTCTGTAAACTGCTGCTTGACTTCTATCCAGTAGGGTCTCTGATCAAGCTCAAAGGCCGCCTGCTCTTCGTTTGTAGCACCAACCTTAAACTTACGCTTGATGAAATTCTGGACGCTCTCAGGATCTCTGTCGAGCTTCTCCGCAATCTGCTCATACGAAAGCGTTCCTATGCTCTGCTCAATGATTGCTTCTTCTTCTTTGGAGATTCTACCCTTCTTCATAGCCGATCTCCTGCATTATTTCTAATATCTTATAGTTGACTTCTTCTTTCCTAGTTTTGTTGACATATACATTATCTAGTATCTTCAGGTAGTCAAGACGCATGGAAGCTGGTAAGAGCCTGTCAATATTACTTAATAAATAACTATTATCTACCTCTTCATCGTTTACAGAGTATTTCTCATGTTCATCCACAAGTTTTTCTTCATAATCAAGTTGTGCTGGCTGTATAACCTTTACACGATCCGGGTCGGTACTTGATAGAAAGTAATTGTCTCTTACGAAATTCTTTAGTCTGTTAGATAGATTCACACTGAGGAAGTTTTCTAACGGGCGTACACTATCATATCTTTCAAGGGCTTCAATACATATTATGTAAGATTCTTGTTTTATATCATCAATTGTATATCCGTAAAATGTATATTTAGCAGCTGTCTTATCGACTACTTTTTTTATTATAGATAAAACTTCTTCTTCTATCATATTAGAAGGAATGTTCATTTTTCACCCCACATTAACGCGCGCCATACTTTCCCATTAAAGCCCTCGAAGCACTCGTCTTTATTGTTATAACGGATGCTACCTTTAACGGGCTTTTTGGTATTATTTAAGAGAATAGACCATAATTCATTTTGATCTATGGATTGTAAGCGATTATCTAGTCTACCTAGTAATGTGTTCTCTTGTAATTGTACTGGGTTAGCAGAGAAGGCATCCTCTGAGCATATAACACTATGATCAAGTGTAAATAAATGCCGGTAATCTTCTGGTAAGTAGCTAGATATAATTATTTTGTGATCGTCTGGACAAATGATCTCAGGGATGGATCTCGCCGTTGTAAGATGCCCATCTACCACGTAATGAAAACATTGCAATCTTTTTAGTAAGATTTGATCGTTTTCTTTTATGAGTTCAGCAATGCCAAATTCTTCGTATGAGTTTTTGATCTCATTCTTAGTGACGGCGATTTTATAGAATATATTTTTTTCAGGTTCGTATAAGTTTTTAAGATCGCTATCTTTATCTATATTCTTGTACAGAGTGCAGTCTGGGCAGTCAGATAACAATAATGTATCACTGCGCGCCGTTGTTATTGCTGCACTTGCACGAATTTTTCCTACAACCATGAGAGTTCCTCGATTTTTCCAGTAATTGCTCCAAATCCCCGTCTTCATCTTGCAGTTCTTCCACGATCTGCGAATTTAGGGCGGCTGTTGCCTTGCAGGATATTTCAGATCCCACTTTTTTTATTTTTTTATTCATTTTTACACCTTGTAGTATGTTTTACCTACTATATTATACACTTGTAACGCAAAAATTTCTAATTTTTGTATTTATTATAGATTAATTAGACAATAAAAGCCCGTCAGAGTACTATATAGTGACAGTTAATGTCGGGATTCTAAGAATTGATAGTTTTTTATAACGCAGTCACGTAAAAAATTTGTCCTGTCCGTGGCGCTTGGACGCATCAGCAACAAACTCTCACGAGCGTTAGCGATGCAGATAAAAAATTTGATAAGATTGTTAGGAGTTGGAAGTAGGTATTACCCGTACCTACCACATTTGGAAGACGGCGATTCTGGTAACAGAAAAGTTTGTAAAAAAATAGCAAACTTGTGAGTTGATAGCTCTCACTCAAAGGATTAAATCCAAGCAAGCGTCTTGTTGGTGGCTCTCTAATTAGTTTCTCATATCCTGCCGGGCAGCTTAGACTTGCTTGGTAGGATAAAAGCTAGGGGTGTATACATACCGTGAAATTAAGGATACATATAAATGATCAAATCACCGTGTACGAAGCGTTGTAGAGTCAAAGAGGGGCATTGTACGGGCTGTTACAGAACAGTTAACGAAATATCTAACTGGAGGAATATGAGTGACCAAGAAAAAAGACAAGTTTGTTTCGAGATATGTTACAGACGATCAAGTGTGCAAGAACTGCGGGACGAAGGTGTTTCTGATGATGACGAAAACTAAATTCAAATGTGTGCTATGCAGAACGGTTAGGACCGAGAAGCGTCAATAGGGATAGATTAGCTGATACATTTACATATATTTTGGTGATTGTGTTTGAACCACCCCTGCCAAAATGGCAGGGCAATGACAAAGTGGCAGACAAGATAAAACCCCACCCCATCCGGCGCTCTTGTCAATACCAAAAATTAACATTTCTGCAAAAAATATATTTCTAAAATAATCCTAGAATAACTGCACACACCTATTGACAAATTCCGATAAGTATGTATAATGGGAGACATAACAAGTAAACAACACTTTCTAAGGAAAACTAAAATGACTTTTGACTTCAACACAATCGACGCTCTTTACGACGCAGTTTTCGGATGCGA